CCATCAAACCCTTGGTGGACCTCTGTTGTACTGTTAAATATAATCGCTCCGGTAGCAAATTGCAATTCGCTTATCTCGGTTGAATTAAAAGTTTGTATTGCGTCAGGATCCACAGATCCGAGGTTAATCTCTAAAATCCTAATTAACCGGTTAAACGTATCGGCGCTTACCGTGTCGCCGCTTGCTTGAGGTAGTTGAGTTGGTAGCAGTTTACTCATCTAGCGCCTACCAGAAGGCTGTATATCGACTCTAGTGCTACCTAACCTCCATTTGTAATCTTTTCTGTCACTCTCCGTGTTATCGTCATCAGATTCAAACCTAAGCACAAACTGTCTGGTGCGTGAACGCAAAGAACCAAAAGTAGAACTTGAAGTAATTTGCGTAGTGGAATCTGTGGATAACGTCTGGTTGTTGAAGTCTCGACGTTTGACAACTATGTTGACTGCACCGTTCGGACTTGTGCCGACATCGTTCACAAACAAAATATCGGGCAATATTTTTTTTAAGAAGACAAAGTTTTCACCGTCGCCTACATCTAAATCGCCTGATTCTACGAACACACCGTCCATAGCGCTATCGTCGTTGTTAAAACCTGTTTCGTGTTGGTAAATGAATTTAACAGACGACGCCTCACCGCCTGCTACCGGTTTATCTAAAACACCAGATGCTAACCAACTGTATCTTTCTAAGGTGCCAACACTCCATGAATTTTCTTCGTAATTGTAAATAACGTATCTCGATATCTCTCTTTCGTTATCGGCTATGGATGGGTAGAAAAACCAAACTTCTGAAAACTCTTCGTTCAGTCCGGCAAAACATTTGAAAGCTTGACTGTCATCAAGATCTGAGAACACAAAGTCTTGCACTGAACAAGGCAGTTTTTGCACCGATCCGTTGTAATAGTAAAAACCTTTTTTAGACATAAAGAATACACCTCTTGGAGTATTTGTTGCTGCTTTGGGCCCAATCAAGCCTGCACCTTCATTAATTAGATTGATAGCAAAGGTAAGCGGCGGGCCTATAAAATTCATGGAATAAACCGATGTGTCGGTCCATATTAATATTTCTTGTCTGGCTTTGAGGCCACCTACTATGGAAGATCCGCTAGATAATCTGAGCGAACCGGCAGTGTTTGTGGCTAACGGTTCAAATTGTAATTCGTTTTCTTGGTCACTAAAAGCAACCAACATGGGATCTACGGATCCTGTTCTGCTGCTACCCGATATGGGGTCTGCTCCTAATACTATCAAATGCCTATCCGTTTCTGAGGTGATAACTTGCAAACCTACGGTTGGCACCAAGTTTGCTCCTGATACTCCGGATAATTGTAAAGCTCTTGTAGTAGTGCCGTTATCTTCAACCCAACGGAATATACCGCCACCTCTTGGGTTTATGATTAGATTCTCACCAAAATTATCGTGCGTCCATAATCGTAACTGATTACTTGCTGTTAAACTTGTTGACGATCCCCAGCCGCCAGCACCCCAAGTATCTACACCCCAACCCGTGGATTGCACGAAAAAATCTAATCCTGAGTTGAGTTGATATGCCGCATCGGTAGCAGATCCACCGTTACCGGAATCGCTTGAGTTTGCGGTCAACGTTGTGCCTGTTGTGTCCTTTGCCGTTATTGTGTAAGTGTTAGTGCCCGTGACTAGATCTATTTGATATTCTTGGTTCAGAGCGCTTGCAATGATGTTACCGCCCAAAGAAACTGCGCTAGAAAATGTAACAAAGTCGCCCTGAACCGCGCCGTGTGAGCTATCAGTAACGGTCACAGTAGAAGAACCGTTGGTCGCTGCAAACGTCGCAGTGTTTGTTGTATTTTTTCGTATAGGAGTAATGTCGTTATACGACTCACCCTCCTCTATGTAATATTTGTTGGTTGTGCCAATGCCTAAGTATTTGGCACCGGCTAGTGATATCCAAGCATGTAAAGCCCTTGCAGAGCCGATGATGGAGCTAGGTGAAAACTTCTCCCAACCACCGATTTTTTCGACGCGTCCCTTACGGAATCTAACCTTGTCGCCGTCTACCCAACCACCTTCGTTTGAGTAATCGGTTTCTTCTTTGTTGATTCCAGACTTAAAATTTAGCTTTGTTAGAGGCATGGAAAGATTCTAACACAAGGTACTTAGGTTCAAGCCAATCTGATTATTGCTCCTGTGGCCGTAGCTGCTGGAAAAACAATCGTAAAATCGCCAGCGGTAGAAGTCTTGTCGCCACCAAAATCTATTGCGGCAACCGCTTTATCAGAGTTGGTGTCGTTATAAATTAAACAGCCTCTAGCCGTGACGGTTGCTGTACTAAAAGTTAAGTCAGCAAAATCAACAATAGCTGTCGTACCGGATGCGACCGGCGTGACATTTGTTAAAGCGCTCCCGCCTGATGTGTAATTAGTGCCAGACGCTTGACCTGTGGTGGTGAAAGCCGTGGTGCCTGCGCCTAATGTCGCAGAGCTAGTGTATAAAGCTAATTTGAAAGAATTACCACTAGACGCTGTGAAATTATGCGTGCCTACTAAAAGCTCTTGTTTAAAACTTGTGCAAATCGCAGATGTTATAGCCATAATTAAAGCTCCTTTATTATATCGGCCATGTCATCATGGCCCTGTTGCTTTAATAAATTCACATACGTCACTTTTTTAGAATTTATTCCATTTATTATAGCTAGTAATATAACAGAGTAAACTTGATTTTGAAAAGCAATAGCCTGTTGTTTGATATGTTCGGGAGCGCTTTCAGAGTATTCACATATTTTTTTTGTTGCTTGTGCCGCCCAAAACTCAGGATCGTGACCTTTATTATCGGTCGTATGTATAGATATTTGTCCTAATTCAAAGTCGCTATCAACGCTCATATCAACCTTTGTATGGTTCTGGCGGGACTACATCTTCATTAATTTTTAATCCAACCTTTTCTAATTTTTCGTTGATTTCGTCATAAGGCCCGATAATAAACTCACCGTTATGTGGCACGGCGACCAGAGGTTTTGCTAATCTATGAAAACCATAAAGTTTTTGTGTCGCTGGCACATTGGAATCTAGCACCGTAGATCTTCCGCTGATGCCAACTATCACGTCTTCACACATCAACTTACTAATCCAAAACTCAACGCAAGCTCTACCCGCCTCGGCAAAGTGCATATTTTCTTTGTAAGAAAAATCTATGCCGAACAGATCCACTCTGGCTACTTTGTTCCACAAAGCAAACGCAAGGGCAAAAGCCACGGTATTATTCATGTAGGCACACTTAGTCGCGTTACATACTTCGCTAACCGGATAGAGCACAGGATTTTTTACTCTGGAATCTAACTCCGAAGTATAGATCGGCGTATCGGTTTCACGCATCAACTTTTTCATGGCTTCTGTTTGTTTGCCGGCGTCGTCAGAATCAAAAAACCTACTCGCCGGATCTAGCGCAAATATTCTATCTGCTGGATATACCAAGCCTGCTGAGTTGATGCACCAAATCTCATCCCATGTTCTTGAGTTTTCTAAACCTATAGCAAAATCGACTTGTGACACACCCAAGCCTATGATTGCTACTTTTTTACCTTGTAATTCTTGTATAGGTTCCACTAAGTCACGCTAGAGCGGACTGAATCGTATCTATACTCGTCGCGTGTGCCGCGACCTTCTGATGTATTTTTCATTCTGGCTATCGCCTCCTTGAATCGCCCTTCAAACTGAGCAACGACATCTAGCGGTTCTTTGAGAAAGACTGCTCCTTCTACCAACGCTCCGTACAACAATGCGTCCGGATAATCCGTAGACAAAAATGTTGTACCACTGTCACTACCACTTGTTAAAGAGGCTGGTTTATGTAAATAATGAAGTTCAACCGTATACCCGCTATCAGGTATCGGACTCACCTCAAAAGATGTTTCGTCAAACAAAGAGTAATATTTAGGTGTGCCTTGTGTTGTACCAGGCGAGAACTCTTTGATGAATGATGGATGTTTGTAATCCAAGTAATCGTATGTTGATGAATTAATTATCGCCAAACTCATAGGCGCATAAAAATCTGTCGGCGTTGCCAAAAATCTAGTGCCAGAAGTTAGCGTGCCTTGCACGTTTTTTCTTTGGTTAGGTAGTTGGACTAAGGAAAAGATCCTGTCTTCTGATTCTTGTATGAACCTATCTAACTGACTTGTAAACGTGGATTCAGATACCTGTAAGTAATCTTGCACAGCCGTTTTTAATGTAGCTAACGTAAAACTCATGTTGTTATTGTAACCTCTCCTAAACCAACACTAACAGAAAAAGTTGTTAGCACAGATCCTAATTTGCCATCGCCTACATTTGTGTAAACCAAGAAAGCTGAGTTGTCGTCCGTTATATCTGGTCTTGCGTCTTTCAACGCTTGCGGATCTTGCGGCGCTGGTTTTGGCATAAG